AAGAGACTTTCTTACTAATACACAATATGGCATAAAAGCTACATCTGAAGAAATAAATGACACGACAAACGCAGGTGGTTTTTCAAGTGCTGCTAATATATGCGAACAAAATGTAACATTGGCTAATGGTTCTACGACAGAAAAAAGATATACATCTAATGGTTTCACTAATTTTAGTGCTAATGGTAACGGAATTATAGAATCTTTATTAAGTGCTATGGCAGGTAAAATGTCTTATGTTAATGGTAAATTTAATGTGTTTGCAGGTGCTACTCAAACACCATCGTTAACTATAACAGATGATGATTTATTAGATGCAGTACAAATACAAACAAATCCTAATTCAGGAAATTTATTTAATAGTGTTAAACCTTTATATGTAGACTCAACACAGGGTTATGTTGCTGCTGATGCTGAAGTTTATCAAGATACTGGTATGTTAAACGCTGATACACCAACTGGAGAGTCAACAGCTAATTATGTAAAACAAATGGAATCACAATTGCCATTTACAGTTACAGATACTATGGCACAAAGGTTAGGCAGAATAGCACTTAAAAGCCAAAGACAAACCACATCAATATCTTGTTTAGTAACTTTAAAATATATGCGACTACAACCTAATGACTGGGTTTATCTTACAAATGAAAGAATGAGTTACAGTCAAAAAGTATTTGAAGTTATTTCTACAAATATGCAAGTGATATCAGATGGTGATGTACCAGTAATGGCTACACAATTAGAATTAAAAGAAGTTGCAGCTAGTGTGTTTGATTTTGCAACAAGCGATTATACAACTGGACAATCTGAAGGTAGTGATGTTGGAACAGGTACATATGCTGTAACAGCACCATCAAACTTATCACTTGCACAACAAACAAATAAAGATGGTGTTACAACTAAAGTAGATATAAAAGCATCATGGACTAATAACTCTAGCGATAAGGTCACATTGACAGAGGTGGCGTACAAGCTAAGCACAGATGGTGCATATACCTCAGACTTTACTGTTGGAAAAGGTGTTGCTGTAGCCCTTCTCCCTAATGTTGTAGTAGGTAAAACTTATAACGTAAAAGCAAGACATATTGATGTTAATGGTGTAGCTAGTTCTTATACCAGTGCAGTCAATATAACAATAGCAGCACCAACTGATGCACCAGCAGTTCCAACAAGTTTAACTGCATCAACAGGACAAGCATTTAACATACTGGTTTCTTGGACAAATTCAACCAGTGCAGATTTAAAAGCAACTAAGATATATAGAAGAACATCAAATACAACACCAACAGATGATACTTATTTAGTTGAAACTATTTATGGATTAAATGGCAAAGTAACAAGTACATTATTTGGAACACAAGATGGTTTGACAGCAGGTACTACATATTACTTTTGGGTTAGGTCAGTAAATCAATCAGATGTCCATTCAGCTTTTGTAGGTAGTGCTTCAGGCAACTTTACTAATGTAAGTGCAGGTGAAATAGTAGATGGTGCAATAACCACTGTGAAACTTGCAACAGATGCAGTCACAAATGCAAAAATTGCAGTTGATGCAATACAAGGTGATGTCATAGCAGCAGGTGCAATCGTTGAAGCTAAGTTAGGAGTTGATGCAGTCACTAATGCCAAACTAGCAGATAATGCTGTGAACACAGCACAAATAGTATCAAGTGCTATAAGTGCAGCAAAAATTGCTACAGGTGCAGTAACTAATACAAAACTAGGCACAGATGCAGTAACAAACGCAAAACTTGCAGATAATGCTGTTGATACAGCACAACTTGTAGCCAATGCAATAACTGAAACTAAAATTTCTGATAATGCAATAACAACTGGAAAGATAACTGCAAATGCAATAACTACTGCTAAGATTAATGCAGGTGCTGTGACAGCAGATTCAATTGCATCTAATGCCATAACTGCTGTAAAAATTAACGCTGATGCTGTGACTGCTGATAAAATTGCAGCTAATTCAATTGCTAGTAATAAGATACAAGCAAATGCGATTGTTTCAAGTAAAATTATTGCAAATGCTATAACAACTGCAAAAATTGAAGCTGGAGCAATAACTGCTGACACCATAGCCACAAATGCAATTACTGCTGTAAAAATAAACGCAGATGCAATTACTACAGATAAGATTGCTGCTAATGCTATAACAAGTGCAAAGATAACAGCAAATGCAGTCACAGCAAATGAGATAGCTGCTAATGCAGTCACAGCAACACAAATACAAGCAAACGCAGTAACAGCAGCCAAGATAAATGCAGATGCAGTTACAGCAGACAAAGTAGCAGCCAATGCGATTGTTGCAGCTAATATTGTTAGTGGAACTATTACAGCTACACAAATGGCAGCAGATTCTATTGGTGCAGACCAAATTATAGCAAATGCAGTGACAGCAGATGCAATAGCTTCAAATACAATTACAGCATCAGAGATAGCATCAGGAACAATAACAGGTACGCAAATTAATGTTGACACTTTAGATGTTAAACATTTTGCAAATGTGAGTGCTGATATTATTTCCCATAGTGGAACTACAGTACCTTTAGCTGTTTTTGGTAGTGAGTTTCAAAGGGGTTCTACTAACTTTACAACACAAACAACAAGCACTGGTACATATCTGAGTATGTCAATTGATGAGGTAAGAAATAATGCTCAATATCAAGCCATATGGACTGGTGTTTATGGTGACTGTACAAATGGTGTTTTAGAATACAGTGTTAATGGTGGTTCATCATATACACAAGCACAAGGTGGAATACAAAATGTCACTTTTGCAGCTGGTACATTTAGAACTTATGTTTTTGCATATAATGGTACTATTACAGGATTGGCTACATCAGGAACAAATGCAAACAAAGTATTTTGGAGAGTAAGATGGATAACCAAACTAAGAAGTACATATCAATCACTATATGTGTTTATAGACAATACGCAATAATATGATTTCATATACAAAGTACATAACATCAACTGGAGTAATAATTGGTAGTGGTTCTACAAATGTTGCTTTAAGTGATATACCTTTAGAAACCAATCAGTCTGTGATAGAAGGAGTTTATGAAGTTGGAACTTACAAAATTATTGATGGTTCACCTTTAGAACAATCTGTTGATTTTTGGATTGCAGTCAGAATAGAAAGAAACACTTTATTAACAGAATCAGACTGGACACAAATGTCTGATAGCCCTCTAACAGATTCTAAGAAAACAGAATGGTCAACTTATAGACAATCTTTGAGAGATTTACCAACCTCTAATTCTAGTGCATCATCTTATGACGATGTAACATTTCCAAGTGAGCCAAGTTAATGGATGCTGTAGTTCAATTAATTAATGAAGTTGGTTTTCCAATAGCAGCAGCTATAGGTCTTGGTCTATTTATATGGAAACTAATTAATAAGATAATTGATGGTATGGAAACCAAAGTAGATGTTCTTGATGAAAAAGTATCAGCACAAATATCTGAAATAGAACAAAGATTAGGTCAAAAACTAGATTCACAACATGGAATATTAGTAGCGTTAATTGATAGAGTGCGTTCTGTAGACAATGAGATTATTAGACAAGACACTCTTTTGAAGACTATACTAGGTGTACCACAACTTATGCATACCGATAGGTTAGCAAAGGCGGATAGAGATGACCAAAGGAAAGATTAAAAGAAAAGTAGGCAGACCAAGTAAAGCTGATTTGCTTAGAGAAAAACAAGCAGCAGAAAACTATAAAGTTTTAGTTGGTGTTCTTTTGATTGGTGCAATTCTTTTTATTGGTATATTTGTTCAAAATATAAAAGCAGACCAAATAGTACATAAGTTCAAATCACCTTCATTCAATGGTGTGAACACTTCAAGTCATTATCTTACGATTGAGAATCAAGAGTTTAACCGTAGAAAAGTAATTAAAGATGAGATCAAAGCTGCTATTGAAGAAGCAGAAAGGGATAAAGAGAACTCAACAGTACAAAGATTTATTAGAAACTTTGAAAGCAGGGTATATGCAGAATTAAGCAGACAGCTTATCGCTAATTTATTTGGTGAAACGCCACAAGACAGTGGCACTATATCATTAGAGGGTAATACAATAGAATACTCATCTGATGGTTCATATTTAACACTTAAAATAACAGAAGCAGATGGCACAGTCACAGAAATTACAATTCCTATCGGTTCTTTTACTTTCTAGTTGCTCTATATTTGACCAATACGAAGATACATACGAACAAAGATTTAAAGAACATGATGTAGTTAGAATTGATGAACTTCATTCTAAAGAACTAGCTAATGTTAAAAAACCTATAGTTCAACCTATAGTAGCTGTTTATCCTTCAGCATTTACAGACCAAACAGGACAAAGAAAAAGTAATAGTGAGTTTGCTTTATTTTCTACTGCTGTTACTCAAGCACCCTACACATTATTAATAAGAGCATTAAAACATTCTAGTAATGGTGAGTTCTTTAGAGTTGTTGAAAGAGTCGGTCTAGATAACTTAACTAAAGAAAGACAATTAATACGTTCAGCAAGAGAACAGTTTGCAAAAGAGGGTGAAGAAAAGAACGTACCACCACTGCTATTTGCAGGTGTCTTGTTAGAAGGTGCTGTAATAAGTTATGATAGTAACTTGTCAACTGGTGGAGTTGGTGCTAGGTATCTAGGAATAGGTACAAGTATGCAATACAGAGAAGACAATATAACAGTTAGTCTTCGCATGGTATCAGTTGCAACAGGTGAGATACTTATAGAAGTGTTAAGCCAAAAAACCATATTCAGTTATGGTAAGTCAGAAGATGTTTTTAGATTCATAGAAATGGGTACTGAACTTGTTGAGGTGGAATTAGGAAATTCACGCAACGAGTCTACAACGATTGCCCTAATGAAAGCTATT